GGAAATACAATTGATTTTACAGGTGGAACAAATATAAATACAGAGAATGCTGGAGGCGAAACTAGGTTTCATCTAGACGATAGTATTACTTTAGCTGGTACGCTCACTGTAAACGGTACAGGACAATCAAGTTTTGCAGGTCAAGTAACAGTACCAACAACACCAAGCGCTGCAACTGATGCTGCTTCTAAATCTTATGTATTATCTCAAGTAGGTGGAGTTGGAGGTTTCCAAGGAGGATATAACGCAACTACAAATACACCAGCTTTAACAGGCGCGAGTAACGTCGCTTTAAATCAAGGCGATTTTTATGTGGTAACTACAGCGGGTACATTTTTTACCGAAAACGTAGAAGTTGGTGATTTTATATTTGCCAATTCTAATATTGCTGCTAATTCTAGTCCTTCGCTTTCTGACTACACTGTTGTTATAGCAGATCAAAACGTAGCAGGTGAAGGAGCTACAGATGGTGCAACTCAAAAAGGTGTTGCTGGTTTTAACTCCGCGCACTTTAATGTTACAGCAAACGGTTTTGTTTCTTCTGATATATATGCAGGAGGTTCTACACTGGGTATTGTACCAGCAGGAGGTGCTGGCACTACATTCCTTCGAGGTGATGGTACTTGGGCGGTTCCAGTGGATACAGGTGCTTTAGGTGATAGAGTCTCACTAACAGGTGGTAGTCAAGCTGGTGGTTTAACAACATTTACTTATAATGTTACTAACTCTTTCGCAGGTGCTAGCGCTATAGATGTTAAGTGCGAAGTTATAAGTTCTGCGGGTGAAACAGTATACGCAGGCGTAACAAGATCAGGCGCGAATTTAAGTGTTGAATTTGTAGGTTCAATATCTGACGGTGCTTACGAAGTATTACTTACATACGTAGGATAGTAATAAAATAATCAAATAATATGCCAATTAAATTTCTTAATGATGTCGCTGTAGACACTAGTGTTTTATATGTAGATACAATAAATGATAGGGTTGGTATCGGGACTACAGAACCACGAGTGCCCCTGCAAGTATCGTCTTCGGAAGTTGATACAGATTTTTTAATAGAATGCAGCAGTACGCAGGCTAGGATGTCGATAAACAATACTTCGACGGGTGACTCGCAAATTAATTTTCAGCTAAGTAATTCTAGCAAATTTACTATAGGTGTGGACAATTCCGATAATGATAAGTTTAAAATATCAGGAAGTTCGGCCTTAGGATCCAACGATAGATTAGTTGTAGATTCTACAGGAAACGTCGGGATCGGGACGACTAGTCCATCTCAAAAACTGCACGTAGTAGGCAATACCAAAATAGAAGGAGTAGTTATAGTTAATAGCGCAAATTCAAGTATTTATATCGGTGACTCCAACACTGGCCAAAGTTCAACATCAACAGGTGATAGAAATGTAGTTATTGGGCCATCTGCATTTAGAAGCAATACAAGTGCTAAATATAACACCGCTGTTGGGCATGCTGCAATGCAAGATACTACAACAGGTAATTATAATTCTGTTTTAGGCAACCAAGCTTTGCGCGACAACATTGACGGGGATTTTAATGTTGCGGTTGGTAACCAAACTATGGCTTTTACTACAAATTCTAGCAACAATACAGCTGTCGGTTACCGCGCTTTATATCAAGCTCAGTCAGGTTCCAATACAGCAATAGGCCAAGGTGCTTTTAACAGTCTTCAATCTTCAACAAGTTCTGGCGGTAATACAGGAATAGGCCAAGAAGTATTAAACAAAATAACGAGCGGGCGAAGAAACGTAGGCGTGGGGCATGCTGCTGGGCAAAAATATGGAGGCGGTAATAATAATGTTGTAACAGCTAATGATTCTGTTTTTATAGGAGCTGATTCTGATGCAGGCGGTGATAACCAAACAAACCAAATAGTAATAGGTTATAACGCTATTGGCCTTGGTAGCAACACAGCGGTGCTTGGGAACAACAGTATAGTTACAACACAGCTAAAGGGCAACGTTGGAATCGGGACGACTAGTCCTGGGAATAAATTAGATATTGTAAGCGGATATAACAACGGGGTTAGAATATCTGGGCAAGGCACTGTAAACAATTGGATGGATATTAAAATCTTAAATTATGTTACTGAAGCCCAGGCAGCATCTTTTACTGATTCCAACCATATTTATACAACGAACCCAACAAGCGGAACGGCTTTTCCTTTTACAGAATATGGTGCTTTAGTTATTGAAGGAAGAGATGATGCGAGCAATACCGGAATTGCATTAAGAACAGGTAACGGTAGCGGCCAAGAAACAAGATTAGCAATTTTAGGCAACGGCAACGTAGGTATCGGGACGACTAGTCCAGCGGTTAAGCTTCATGTTGGCAGAACATCTACTTCTGGTACGACTACTGAAGAGTTTAGATTGCAATCTGGGACATCATCTGGGTTTGGTGGTACAGCGATTGCTAATTTAGTAACAGGTAGCTTTGGGACTTCAGGTATTTATTTTGGAAATTCAAGTACATATACTAGCCAAGATGCTTATTTAAAATATGCAGACAGCAATAATGCCACTACACTTCACTTTAGTTCTTCATTAAACTTAGAACAAGGCACTAGTGGCTCTAAAATGTATATTAATTCTTCGGGCAATGTAGGTATAGGAACTACTAGTCCTAGTAGAAAACTACAAGTTATAGGTACAGATGGTGTAGCTAAGTTTTATTATAATAGTAGCTTTACAAATGCTCAATATTCTGTAGTAGATATTGGTATGATGACTAGTGGTACTGCTGCAAACGGGTTTGGTCCTAAGATTACTTTTAGGATGGGTGGTAATGGTTATGACGGTTATACTGCTGGATCTATAGGAACAATAAGAAATGGTGCTGATAACACTCATAATCTTAATTTTGCAACTAGCAACGGTGGTTCTATGACTACTAAAATGACTATAACCAATACAGGCAATGTAGGTATCGGTACGAATAGCCCTGCTCACAAACTGCACGTTGTAGGAACCAACAATGACCCAATTATAAGAGCTGTAAGAGGTAACAACACTTCGCAGTATTTAGATATTAGGGGTTATCAAGTATTAAGCCAAGGTAATCATTTATTACTAACAGCAGATGATACTAAAGAAATTTGGTTAGGGCAAGAATCTAATACGCAAAGAATGGTTATTAATTCCAGCGGCAAAGTTGGGATAGGCACGACTAGTCCTGCGGACTTTCTGCACATTGGTAGTGTTGGTGGTGGCTCTATAAGAATTGAAACCTATGAAACTAATGCATATGCTCAAATAGCAAGCGCTGATGGTAATTTATCACTAAGATCAGATCCATCAAACTCGTATTCGTTGTCAATTATTGATTTTACAATTGATAATAATGAAAAAATGCGCATAACCTCAGCAGGCAACGTCGGGATTGGTACGACTAGTCCTGCATATTTACTTGATGTAAACGAAGATGATAACGTCTTGGCGTTTCGTGTTACAGGCGGAGGCGGCGGAGCACCAATAGCTAGTTTTGTAAGAGACGTAGGGGCTACTGGTTCTTCAGTAAATATAAATGCTCAAAGTAATTTTCCTCAAATACAATTTGCTAATACAGGTAATACTTTTTCAATAGGCGGAGATACTTCTGGTAATTTTAAAATATCAGATAATACGGCTATTGGAACAAATGATAGAATTACAATTAATAATACTGGCAACGTCGGGATTGGAACGACGAGTCCATCAAATAAGCTTGATGTTAACGGGATAATAGAAGCTGATAAATTAATATTACCCACTGCGGGTACTGCCGGGGCTGGTACAGTTACGACACCGGCTGGTAAACTTGATGTTAGAAGCGACAGCACCTGGTCTAATTCTGCTATTGTAGCACGCGGAACAACAAACCAAAACCCCGTGTTAGCCTTTTATAGGCCAAGCGGTGGCGCTGCCACTTCATATCCTTGGTGGCTTGAAGCTAACGGAAGTACTTTTCAAATTAAAACAGGAAGCGCCGCTAATATAGGTTCTGAATCTGTTTCAACAAAAGTAACTATTAATAATTCTGGTGACGTTGGGATTGGAACGACGAGTCCAGCAGCTAAGCTTGAAGTAAACGGAACTTCTTTGCTTAGAGGTTTAGTTAATATAACTACAAGCGGCGAAATGTTAAGGTTAAATGACACAAATTCGTCAGGCAACCCTTATATGAGTTTTTACCAAAGTGGTGCTAGAAGATCTTTTATACAACATAATGACAGTGGTGATTACCTTAAGCTAGCGAGTGAGTATGGCGGTATTAGTTTCTTTACAGGAACAGGAGGTACATCAACTCAAAAAATGACAATACTGTCTGGGGGCGACGTTGGGATTGGGACTACTAGTCCAGGTTCTAGATTAAGTGTTATAGATGCAAGTACTGGAAGAACTTGGTCAGATTATTTTGCAACAGTGGCTACGTTTGAAAGAAACTCAGATTCAAATATAAATATAGTTTCTAGCAACACTGGTAATGGGGCAATTTGGTTTGGTGACACTAGCAGTATGGTTCGTGGTCGTATTAGATATGCACATAATGGCGATGAAATGTCGTTTTGGGTATCTGCAGCACCAAGAGCGACCCTTGATAGTTCTGGTAATTTAGCAATTACAGGCACACTATCTCAAAATTCAGATATTGTTTTAAAAGAAAACGTAGAAGATATTGACGGAGCTCTTGAAAAAGTAAAACAATTACGGGGCGTTGAGTTTAATATGATTGGCGACGACAAAAAGCAGCTCGGGGTTATTGCTCAAGAAGTCGAAAAAGTACTGCCGGAACTCGTAACTGAAAAAGATGATATTAGAAGTGTAGCTTACGGAAATATTGCGGCTGTACTTATAGAAGCAATTAAAGAGCAGCAAAATCAAATAGAAAATTTAGAATCTAGAATACAAACTTTAGAAAACCAATAAAATAAGTAATTAATAAATATAAACTAAACAAAAATGGCAAATACATATTCTTGGCAAATAAATGCTTTAGATACATATCCTTCGCAAGAAGATTTAGCGGATGTTGTTTACAACGTTCACTGGGGAATGACAGCTACGTCTGATCAAACAGATGCCGAGGGCGTTGCCTATACAGTAAATTCTATCGGAACACAAACTGTAACGGCGCCTGATGCAGACGATTATACAGCTTTTGAAGATCTTACGCGAGAAATTGTTGAAGCATGGCTAGAAGCAAGTGATTTAGACGTTGAGGCAATCAAAGAAGGTCTTGACGCGCAAATTGAAGAAAAAATTACACCTACCAGTGTAACCAAGCAGTTACCAACTGCATAATTATTATTAACAATTAAATTAAATTAAATTATGTCTAACGACGCAAAAATAACCGAAGAGCAATTAAAACAATTGCAAGGGTTTGTACAAACCTTAAACCAAGCACAAATGCAATTAGGCCAGCTAGAAGTTGAAAAGCACGGGCTATTGCACCAAACCGCTGATGTCCAATCACAATTACAAACGTTCCAAAAAGAACTTGAAGAAGAATACGGAAAAGTATCTGTAAACATTCAAGATGGAACTTATACAGCAATCCCGGACGAAGATGAATCTGATAAGAAAGATTAGTATCGGGAGAGACTATAAAAATGAAGCTATGCATTACTCCGTAGGCCAAGAGGTTTACGGAGGGCATACTATTTGTGATATAGTTGAAGAAGAAAAAAAATACAGTATTTATATTAAAAAAAACAACGAAGTATTGCCCTGGAAAGACTTCAATAAAAACATGGCAGTAGCAGTTGAATATAATCTAGAATATTAATGCGAAGCATTTTTAGTTTTATAGTTGAGCCAAAAGAAGAGCGTTACAATAACAAAAAACAAATTGGCAATAACGAATTAATATTAAATACAGAAATATCTGATCACAGGTATATTAGCAGAAATGCTATTGTACTTGAAACGCCGATTGCAGAAAAAACTGATATTAAAAAAGGTGACGAAGTAATCGTCCACCATAATGTTTTTCGCCGGTGGTACGACGTTCGCGGTAAAGAAAAAAATTCTAGAAGCTTTTTTGAAGATAATAAATATTTTATTGAAACAGATCAAATATTTTTATATAAACGTAAAAATAAATGGTGTGCACCAAAAGGATTTTGTTTTGTAAAACCTTTAAAGTCTAAAAATAAATTTGATACAAATAACGAAAGACCTTTAATAGGCTTTATAAAATATGCCGATAAAGTATTAGAAAAAAATGGTATTAAGCCCGGGACTTTAGTAGGCTTCAAGCCTTCAAGCGAATACGAATTCGTTATTGACGGCGAACGATTTTATAGAGTGCAAACAGATTTTATTACAATTAAATATGAATACCAAGGAGACGAAACGGAATATAATCCGAGCTGGGGAAAAAGCGGTTAAAGAGCTTATAAAGGTAGCTGAAGAAAAAATCATTACTAATACAGAAGATGATGTGTCTGCCGACAGACTTAAAAATGCAGCCGCTACTAAAAAACTAGCAATATTCGACGCGTTTGAAATTCTTACTAGGATTGAAGTAGAAAAAGCATTATTAGAAAACAAGCCTTTAGTAGAAGAAAAAAAAGCTTTTAAAGGCTTTGCTGAAAAAAGAAGTAAGTAATGTACCAGCAGACATTATATAAGGTTATAGAGCCTATTAAAATAAATAAGTTAAAACGCTTTAATAAAGCGAAACGCTGGAAGTACGGTTATGACAAAGAAGAAGATATTGTTATTATAAGTAAAACTGGGCAAATAGGTGAAGTATACGAAATACAAAACCTTAAAATAGCATTACCGCCGGCTCCTACAAAACTAACTAAAGGGCAAAATAAATGGGTTAAAAAAGATTACCCTAAAGAGCTTAATAAAATAAAAACCATATTTGATTGGAAAGGCTATCCGCAAGAATTTCAAGAAATGTGGGAACCATACATAGATGAAGAATTCAAACGACGCGAAGAAGGCCATTGGTTCTATAATAGAGATGTGGCTACTTACATTACTGGTACTAATTACATGTACCTGCAGTGGACCAAGATTGATATTGGGGCACCAGAGTTTAGAGAAGCAAACAGATTATTCTTTATATTCTGGGAAGCTTGCAAAGCAGATCAGAGATGCTACGGGATGTGTTACCTCAAAAACAGACGATCAGGATTTAGCTTTATGGCCTCTGGCGAAACAGTTAACCAAGCAACAATATCAAGCGACGCAAGATTTGGTATCTTATCAAAATCAGGGGGTGATGCTAAAAAAATGTTTACCGACAAAGTTGTACCAATATCAATTAACTATCCCTTCTTTTTTAAACCAATACAGGACGGGATGGATCGTCCTAAAACAGAATTAGCGTATAGAGTACCGGCTTCAAAACTTACAAGAAAGTCTATTGAATCAGGCCAGCAACGCGAAGAACTTGAAGGACTAGATACAACTATTGACTGGAAAAACACAGGTGATAACAGCTATGATGGTGAAAAGCTAAAGCTATTAGTACACGATGAAAGCGGTAAATGGGAAAGACCTGATAACATATTAAATAACTGGAGAGTTACAAAAACAACATTAAGGTTAGGTAGCAGGGTTATCGGTAAATGCATGATGGGATCAACCTCAAACGCATTAGACAAAGGCGGTGAAAACTTTAAAAAACTATATAATGATTCCAACGTTATTAAAAGAAACCGCAATGGACAGACTCGCAGCGGATTATATAGCTTGTTCATACCTATGGAGTGGAACTACGAAGGATTCATTGATACTTATGGAATACCTGTATTTGATACGCCAAAAAAACCAACTGAAGGGCCGTACGGAGACGTTATAGATGTCGGTGTTATTGAGCACTGGGATAATGAGGTTGATGGATTAAAAGGTGACCAGGACGGCTTAAACGAATATTATAGACAGTTTCCGCGTACAGAGGAGCATGCGTTCCGCGATGAAACAAAAAATAGCATATTTAATCTAGCTAAAATATACGAGCAAATAGATTACAATGACGATATTGAATCTTTGGCCGGTGTTACAACTGGTAGTTTCCAATGGGAAAACGGCATAAAAGATAGTAAAGTAGAATTTATACCAAATCCAAGCGGAAGGTTTAAAGTAAGTTGGGTGCCACCTGCAAATTTACAAAATCGTGTAATAGTAAAGAATGGGGTAAATTATCCAGGAAACGAGCATATGGGTGCATTTGGCTGTGATAGTTACGATATATCAGGCACTACAGACGGTCAAGGATCTAAAGGTGCATTGCACGGATTAACAAAATTTAGTATGGAAGATGCTCCAGCTAATATGTTTTTTTTAGAATATGTAGCGCGGCCGCAAACGGCTGAAATGTTTTTTGAAGATGTGCTTATGTCATTGGTATTTTACGGAATGCCGTTACTTGCAGAAAATAACAAACCTAGATTATTATATTATTTAAGAAGAAGAGGCTATCGTGGATTTTCAATGAACCGCCCTGATAAAGCTAGAAATAAATTATCTGTCACAGAAAAAGAAATTGGAGGTATACCAAACTCCTCAGAAGATATTAGGCAAGCGCATGCTGCCGCTATTGAATCTTATATTCAAAATTATGTTGGAATTATAAACGAGGGCGAATATGGTAATATGTATTTTAATAATACATTAAACGATTGGTCTAAATTCAACATTAATAAAAGAACAAAATATGATGCCGCGATAAGTTCGGGCCTCGCTATTATGGCTTGTAATAAAAATCTTTATAAGCCCAATCAAGAAAAGCAAAAATTAAAAGTTAACTTTAATATCGGAAGATATACAAACGATGGTAGTACCTCGAAACTTATAAAAAACAATGGCTGAAGCAGTTAGTAAAAGTTATTTTCCTAGTCAAGTAGCTAGCGATGAAGAAAAAATGAGCCTCGGCTATGGTGATAAAATAGCCAGAGCTATTGAACACGAATGGTTTAAAAGAGATTCTGGAACAAACAGGTATCATTTAAATCAACAAAATTTTCATAAGCTAAGATTATATGCAAGAGGAGAGCAATCTTCGCAAAAATATAAAGATGAGCTGTCTATTAACGGGGACATGTCTTATCTTAATCTTGATTGGAAGCCTGTGCCGATTATACCTAAGTTTGTAGATATTGTGGTTAATGGTATAGCTGAAAGAGGCTACGATATAAAAGCATATTCGCAAGACCCATATGGTGTTTCTAAACGCACACAATATATGGAAGGCTTGATGATAGATATGAAAACTAAAGATTTGGCTGATTTTTCAGAACAAAACTTTGGAATTAAAATAGCTCAAACAAAAAAAGACAAGCTGCCACAAGATGAGGAAGAGCTACAGCTCCACATGCAGTTAAATTACAAACAAGCGGTTGAACTTGCCGAAGAGCAAGCTTTAGCTGTTGTATTTGAACAAAATAAATACGAATTAACTAAAAAGCGTTTTTATTATGATTTAGCCGTATTAGGCATAGGTGCTACTAAAACAACATTTTCAACAGCAGAGGGTATTAAAATAGAATATGTAGACCCTGCTAATTTAGTTTATTCTTATACGGATTCCCCGTATTTTGATGACATATATTATGTTGGGGAAATGAAATCAGTCCCAATAAACGAACTTAAAAAAGAATTCCCTAATCTTACGCAAGAAGATTTAGAAGAAATTACTAAAACTGGAAATACCTCTTACAAAACGTATAATAAGTATAATACAGATAATAATAGATATGACGTAAATACGGTTGATGTACTATATTTTAATTATAAAACCTATGTAAATGAGGTTTATAAAATTAAACAAACCGGTAGCGGCGCTGAAAAAGTAATACCTAAAAACGATTTATTCAACCCTCCTAATGACCCTAGAGCTAAGTTTTCAAAAATATCTAGATCAGTTGAAGTGCTATTTGAGGGGGTATATATTTTAGGTTCTCGTAAATTATTAAAATGGGAGCTAGCACCCAATATGCTAAGAATGAAAAGCGATATGAATAAGGTTCGCATGAACTATTCTATTGTAGCACCTAGAATGTACAACGGGCGTATTGAGTCGCTTGTTAGCAGAGTAACGGGGTTTGCCGACATGATACAGCTAACGCATTTAAAAATACAACAAGTTATGGCGCGAATGGTGCCGGACGGTGTGTATCTTGATGCTGATGGTTTAGCTGAAATTGACTTAGGCAACGGAACAAATTATAATCCGCAAGAAGCACTTAATATGTTTTTTCAAACGGGCTCTGTTATTGGTAGATCATTTACATCAGATGGCGATTTAAATCCTGGTAAAATACCGATTCAACAAATTGCATCAAATCCAGGCAGTAATAAAATTGCGTCGTTAATCAGTACATACAATTATTACTTACAAATGATGCGTGATGCTACAGGTCTGAATGAGGCAAGAGACGGTAGTAGCCCAGATAAAAATGCTTTAGTAGGTGTTCAAAAGCTAGCTGCTATGAATTCAAATACCGCAACAAGGCACATATTGCAAAGTGGATTGTTTTTAACTGCTGAAACTGCAGAAAAAATATCTTTAAGAATATCTGATATTATTGAATACTCGCCTACTAAAGATGCTTTTATACAACAAATAGGAGTACATAATGTGGCGACATTAGCCGAGCTAGATGAATTGCACTTATATGATTTTGGTATATTCATTGATTTAATGCCGGATGAAGAGCAAAAACAAATGCTTGAAAATAATATTCAAGTTGCTTTATCGGCTGGATTAATAGATTTAGATGATGCTATAGATTTAAGAGAAATAAAAAATATAAGATTAGCAAATCAATTGTTAAAAATACGTAAAGGCAAAAAACAATTAAAAGACCAACAAATTCAGCAGCAAAATATACAGGCTCAATCGCAAGCTAATGCTCAAGCGCAACAAGTAGCAGCTCAGGCCGAGGTGCAAAAACAACAAGCACTCACAGCTAGTAAGATACAACTTGAACAAGCTAAAGCGGGTATAGATTCCAATAAGCTAGTGCAAGAAGCGCAACTAAAAAAAGAACTTATGCAGTTAGAATTTTCAATGAATATGCAGCTGCGTGACAATGATTTAAATTTAAAGAAAAAGGAATTAACTGAAAAAGAAGATCGAAAAGATGATAGAACGAGGCTGGTTGCTTCGCAGCAATCAGAATTGATTGATCAAAGAAAAAACAATTTACCACCAAAAAACTTCGAATCCTCTGGAAACGATATAATTAGTGGTAATTTTAACTTAGGTTCTTTTGAACCCAAGTAATTTTATAGTGTATAATTATATAATATTTTATCATGGCTGAAAACATAGAAGCAAAATTAATTGATAGCGAAGAGCCTTCAATTCAAGAAAAAGAACAAGCAGTTCTGGAAAATGCCGGAATTGACATTAACAAAGACGACGGTGTATTTAAAGTTGACCTTAGTAAACCGCCTGTTGAAAAAGAAGAACCAACCGATGCCATTCAAGAGCAAAGCGCAGATGAGGTTCCTGTTCGCGACGAACCCGAAGCTAGCCAAGAAGTGGCAGAAGAAGTACGGAGTACAGAAGAACCTTCCCAAGAAAGTGAAGAACAAGAAGAAGAAGAAGTAGTTTTACAAGAAATTACTGAAGAAGAAATTACAGAAGAGGCAGAAGCCTCCCCTACTGCAGAAGAAGTTATAGAAGCAGTAGAAGAATCACAAGAAACAGGGATTGAACTTCCTGAAAATATTCAAAAAGTTGTTGACTTTATAAACGACACAGGCGGAACACTCGAAGATTACGTAAGTTTAAATAAAGATTATTCTAATGTAGATGATCAAAACTTACTTAAAGAGTATTACCAAAAAACTAAACCTCATCTTTCAATAGATGAAATTGATTTTTTAATTGAAGATAAATTTTCATTTGACGAAGAGATTGATGAGGAAAGAGACATAAAGCGTAAAAAGCTTGCATTTAAAGAAGAATTAGCTGGCGCTAAAAATCATTTAGATGGTCTTAAAACAAAATACTATGAAGAAATTAAAGGCGGTTCTAAGTTAACTCAGGACCAACAAAAAGCCGTTGATTTTTTCAATAGGTATAACAAAGAAACTGAAGAAGTAACAAAAGTAGCTGAAAAACAAAAATCATTATTTCAACAAAAAACTAATCAAGTTTTTTCCGATCAATTCAAAGGTTTTGAATATAACGTCGGCGAAAAGAAATATAGATTTAATGTTAAAAATACAGATGAAGTAAAGACAACCCAAAGTGATATTAATAATTTTGTCAAAAAGTTTTTGAACGAAAATAATGAAATGTCAGATGCTAAAGGTTATCATAAATCTTTATTTACAGCTATGAATGCGGATACAATTGCAAATCATTTCTATCAGCAGGGTAAAACCGACGCGCTGAGGGAAAGCATGGGTAAAGCTAAAAATATCAAAATGGACCCGAGAGGGGTGCATAATCAACCTGGTAATAATAGCGGAATCAAAGCACGAGTTGTAGGTGAATCAACCTCTTCACTAAAAATGAAACTTAAAAATTATTAAAAAATAAAAAAATGGCAATATTAAAAGGAGCTGGAAACGTTGATGCTTTTCCAACAAAAAGAGCATTAGCTTCCAACTATTTAAACTTTACCGACGCTTCAAGCGATTGGTCACAACAATACTTACCTGAGCTTTACGAACAAGAAGTAGAGCGTTACGGTAACCGTTCAGTATCATCTTTCCTACGTATGGTAGGTGCAGAAATGCCTATGGCTTCTGACCAAGTTGTTTGGTCTGAACAAGGACGTCTACACTTGTCTTACGGTACTGCAGGTGATAATACAGCTATAGTACAAGACGCTGACCTAGGTGTAATAAGAATTGCAGCCGGTCACGCAATACGTCTTGGGCAATTAGTTGTAATTTCTGATGGAACTACAACTACTAAAGGATACGTTTCTGCTGTAAATGCAAACGGAACAGATATTACTGTTCTTCCTTATGACGCTGCAAACCTAGACACTGCTTATAATGATGCAACACAAATCAAACTTTTTGTATTTGGTTCTGAATTTAAGAAAGGTGATGTTGGAATGCAAGGCGATACGCTTTCTCCAACTTTTACAACTTTTACAAACAAGCCTGTTATTATCAAGGATAAATTTGAAATCTCTGGTTCTGACGCTTCACAAATTGGTTGGGTTGAAGTTTCTGGGGAAGCAGGTGAATCTGGGTACCTATGGTATATCAAAGCTGAAGGGGAAACTCGCACACGTTTTGAAGACTATCTTGAAATGACATTAGTAGAAGCTGAAAAAGGAGCTGCTACAAACACTGTAGACACCGCTCTTGGAAGTACAGCTGATGTTGGTACAGAAGGTTTATTTGCGGCTATTGAGTCAAGAGGACATACTGCAACAATGTTTGATGGCGATGCTGCGGCAACCGGAGTAGACATTAAAGACCTTATCACTAAGCTTGATGCTCAAGGCGCAATTGAAGAAAATATGTTCTTCTTAAACCGCGACCGTAATCTAGCTCTTGATGATTATTTAGCTGCTCAGAATTCTTATGGAGCCAGCGGTACATCTTACGGTGTATTTGAAAACAGTGAAGACATGGCGCTAAACCTTGGCTTTTCTGGATTCCGCAGAGGTTCTTACGATTTCTATAAGTCTGACTGGAAATATCTAAATGACGGACAAACTCGTGGATTTATCGATGACATCAAAGGTGTTATGGTTCCTGCTGGTACTTCGTCTGTATATGACCAAGCTTTAGGCAAGAACATTCGTCGCCCATTCCTTCACGTACGTTATCGTGCTTCTGAAGCTGATGATCGAAGAATGAAATCTTGGATTACTGGTTCAGTAGGTGGTGCATCTACAAGCAGCCTAGACGCAATGGAAGTACACTATTTATCTGAAAGATGTTTAGTTGTACAAGCTGCAAACAACTTCGTATTGTTTAACGCATAGTATATAACATTAAATCTGGAGGTCATTAGTTTGGCCTCTAGATTTATTTTTTTAATTTTTTTATTTTATTTTATTATGGCTAAAAAAGCAACCGCAGCACTAGCTGCACCAAAATGGGAAATAAAAGACCGCATGTATAAATTAAAAAGCGGTAAAACCCCAATAACAGCAACAATACAATCCAGAAATATGTTTTGGTTTGACGAAGAAAAAGGTTATGAGCGCGAAGTAAAATACGCTGTAAATCAAAGATCTCCATTTGTTGATGAATTTAAAGGCGAGGCAAGGCTTGCCCATATTATATTTTCTGATGGTGTCTTAGCGGTACCTAAAGAAAAGCAAACTTTACAAAAATTACTTTCATTATATCATCCGCTTAAAAACAAAAAATACATTGAGATTGACGACGTTAAAAACGCAGAAGATGATCTTGATATTTTAGAGCTTGAGATTGAAGCATTAAGTATTGCAAAAGATATGAACGTAGATCAAGCTGAGGCAATTATGAGAGGCCAATTAGGAAGCAAAGTAACTAAACTAACCTCCAAAGAATTAAAAAGAGATTTATTATTATTTGCTAGAAATGAACCATTCTTATTTTTAGAATTAGCAAATGATGAAAATATAAATATTCGTAACATTGGCATTAAATCAGTAGAGCAAAATATAATTGCTTTATCAAATGACCAGCGCACATTTAAGTGGGCCGCGACTGGAAGAAAGTTAATGACGGTTCCATTTAATGAAAACCCGTACTCAGCTCTTGCGGCATATTTCAAAACCGACGATGGAATTGAAGTATACCAAACAGTTGAAAAACAATTAAAATAAGTGATATTTAGGTATAGGCCTACAATATCCGTGGGCCTAACCTAAAATATTAAAATATGAGTGTAAATGTAAACACTGTATACCAAAGGGTATTAGCAATTACAAATAAAGAACAACGGGGTTATATTACACCTCAGGAATTTAATACAATGGCGAATCAAGCTCAATTAGATATATTTGAGCAATACTTCTATGACTTAAACCAGTTCGCTAGACTACCAGGCAATAGTACGGAATATTCAGACATGCTAGATATTTTAGAAGAAAAAATTAGCTTGTTTGAAAAACAATCCAGCCTTGGCGCGTATGATACTTCACATTATAATTTACCAACTGATCTTTATAGAATAGGTTCTGTAATATACAATAATATAGAGGCAGAGCAAATAAATCAAAAAGAATGGTTATACATTCAAAAATCGCCTCTTTCAAAACCAACAGATAGTTTTCCTATATATATTAAAAACCAAGATGGTTTAAAAGTATACGGAGCTGCAGAAATTACAGCTGATAATGCAATTAATTGCAATTATATTAAACAGCCAACTCCGGTAACTTGGGCAGCTAACGCAACGGTTGGAACTTTTAATCAAAGCGCTTCTACAAATTTTGAGCTTCACGAAAGCGAAGAAACTGAGCTAGTTGTTAAAATATTAGCACTTGGGGGACTAGTACTTAAAGACCCTCAATTATATCAAATTGGATCGGCCGAAGATGTAAAGAACGTACAACAAGAAAAAGCTTAATAAATGTCACTATTCACAATATCACAAGAGCGTTATTATAATAACAGTGCTAATTTTACTGGAACAGGTTCACAGACGGTGTTTACGCTTACAACATCTATGTTTAGCCCTTTACCTTCGGTAATCGGTGAGTTTGAAATATTTGTTGATGGAAAAGAAATTAGTCAAGGCAATTATAGCTACTCTTCTCCTACTATAACATTTTCAAGCAACACAAATAATACTGATGTATTAGAATCTGACGGAGCACCTAAAACCGGTTTAAGCATTACAATTGTGCAGGTTAACGCTATTGAAAAATTAGGTAGTTATCAGCATATTACTTTAGCTGACGTTGTAAATAACTTTATGGTTTCATATGTAGGCGAAGACAAAATTATAGCTAAGATAAAAAGAAGTAACGTACTTTTCTTTGCACAAAGAGCTATTCAAGAATTAACATATGATACGTTAGAAAGTGAAAAATCGCAGGAAATTGAAATTCCTGATAGTTTACAAATGAAGTTACCCCATGACTACGTTAACTACATAAAAATGACGTGGGTAGACAATAGCGGCGTTGAGCATACAATTTTACCTGCTCAAAAAACTAGTAATCCAACTGCGCTGTTACAAGATAATAATTTTGATTATGTATTTGATAATAACGGTAATTTACTTACAGCAGAGGAGTCAGAAACATGGAAAAAATTTAAAGACAATACGGTAGCTGAAGATGCTCGGGATAGTTTTTATCTAGATAATAATAGCACCTTTAGAGCGCTTCACGGTCAACGTTACGGTATAGACTCTAGATTTATGAACGCTAATGGTTCATTTTTTATAGACAAAGTAAAAGGTAAAATATTCTTTTCAAGCGATTTAACAGGCAAGGTTATTACTTTAAAATATATAAGCGACGGTGTTGCAACTGCAGAAGAAAAGATTATTCACAAATTTGCGGAAGAAGCTATGTATAAAAGCATCGCACACGCCATTTTAGCGACCCGTAACAACGTTCCAGAATACTTGGTTAATAGATTTAAGAAAGAAAAATTTGCAGCCGTTAGAACAGCTAAATTAAGAATATCAAATCTAAAGTTAGAAAACATTACTCAAGCGCTTAGAGGCCAATCTAAGTGGATTAAACACTAAAATATGCCAGAAATTAAAAACTTATTTCTTCAAGGTAAAATGAATAAAGACCTTGACGAGCGGCTAATTCCGCGCGGTCAGTATAGGCACGGTAACAATATAAGCGTTTCCTATTCTGAAGGTGCAGACGTAGGCGTGGTGCAAAATATTTTGGGTAATACAGAAATAAGTGGCATGACAATTTCTGGGGCTACTTGTGTTGGATCTGTTCGAGACACTGAAAACGACAAAATATACTGGCTTATAACAAGCGCTACCAAAGATGCAATTGCTGAATATGATGGAACAACTGTTTCACCTGTTATTGTAGATACGCATAATAACATACTAAAATTTGATGCCGCTAGATATATTACAGGTATAAATATATTAGATGGCATATTATACTATACTGATAATTTTACAGAGCCAAAGCAAATTGATATTGATTATTGGAAAACGCAAACTACAAATTTCTCTAATAATACAACTAATCTTTCCGAAGACAGAATTACTGTTATTAAAAAATCTCCATTAAATGCGCCCACGTTTGAAACTTTATCAGCTTCAATAAGAGGCGGTGTTGGGACGCTAGGAAATCCAACTGAAATTATATCAACAAGCATACCTAATTTAGATACTACAAATATTGGTGTTTCAATTACTATTGTTTTTTCAACAGCCCCTAATTACTTAGCTAATGATATAATTATTTTAGAAAAAAATATTATTGTTGGCCAATCAACGGAGTCTAGTTCTGCTAGAGTAAAAATTACCTCAGTAACAAATACAACCACTTTTGTTTGCACTCTTTTAGCAAAAACAGATAATATAAAAAGCGAAACTAATGTTTCTTATATACCTGTTTTGGAAGAAGAAGAGCCTTTGTTTGAATTAAAATTTCCAAGATTTTCATATAGATATAAATATAAAAATGGCCAGTATTCAACGTTTGCGCCATTTTCATTGCCTGCGTTTTTGGCTGGGGATTTTGAGTACAACGCTAAAAAAGCTTATAATTTAGGCATGGAAAATCAAATCCGTGTTTTAAAATTAAAAGGTTGGGGTAGCGAAGAAAATATTGGCACAATAAGCAATGATGAGCTTACACCATCTATAAATAACTATGCTGCAGATATTGAAGAAATTGATGTACTTTACAAAGATAGCGTTAGCGCTAATATATACGTTGTAGATACAATTAAAAAAGAAAATGGAAAATTTACAACAATATTTGAAATAAAAGACGAACAAATATTTAAAACGATAGCGTCTAATCAATTATTAAGAACTTTTGATAGTGTACCAAAAAAAGCTTTAGGCCAAGAAATTGTTGGAAATAGATTAATTTATTCAAACATAACAGAAAATTTTAATTATAATAGTAAGCCTAATTTTACTTTAAATACGGTAGAAAGAAACGATACTACTGAAATAGCTCAAAAACTTTCCTTAAAAACTTTAAGAACTTACCAGCTGGGGATTTCTTTCAAAGATAAATATGGAAGAGAAACCCCCGTATTCTCAGATAATACAGGCGTTTTAAAATTACCTAGAGATAACGCTGAATTTAATTTGCAATTTGAAGCTTCAACGTCTACAACCGCACCTACCGAGGCTACTCACTATAAATATTATATAAAAGAAACGTCAAATGAATACTATAATGTTTGTATAAGCAATATATATGATGATGAAGAAGGGTTTTTATATTTATCTTTACCAAGCGCCGAAATAAATAAAATATCTGAAGATGATTTTTTAATATTAAAAAAAGAAAGCGGTAATGTGGCCTATAAAAGCGCCGAAAAAAAATTTAAAGTAATTGATAAGTTAAATAATCCTCCAAATTTTTTAGCTAAAAAGGAAGCGGTTTCTTATTCCGCAAACGTATTTGAATTTGATAGAGAATTTGCTGAAGACGATGGCATGGACCGTAAAGTGCCAGGAATTACACCAGTAGAAGGATATAATACTATATTTATTCGTGACGCGGGTGCTTCTGGAGACGGCGCCGAGAACGATAGAATTTCAGATCAATTTAGAAGTCAAATAACAATAGGAACGAAGGTTAGATTTAGAAGATCGGGAACGGGTACAAATAGCAATATATATACAGTAAAAAGTTTTCAAAATACCGCCGCTCCAACTAGTAACAACGGCGGGGCAGAATTAACTTTTGAAGAAGCTTTTGGTTCGGATGTAAATGTGTTGTATGGAACTAATCAGTCCGCAGCAGTTATTTCTAGAAATGAAATAATTTTAGAAAAAATATCTATTGAAGATGATTTAGGTAATCCTGAATATGAAGGAAAATTTTTTATAAAGCTAAATAACAGTGTACAATTAAAAGAAGCCTTAACGGAGGCTTTTGATGAAACTTTATTAAATACTATATCAACAAAAGCTGTTAATACCACAACATTTGCAAATGACGATAGAGGTTATTGGATTTCTTACTTCGCGGGGGTAGGAGCTACAATGACTTCTAAATCATCAAATGGGGTCACAATACCAGCAGGATTTCATCTTGCTTTAAGAACCCAAGAAGATTATCTTGATGGGCAATCTTTTTATTCATCTGATCCTTTTAATAAAGCTTTTGTAGAGGGTAATTATATTAGAATTTCTGGGGGAAACCAAAGAAGAAACGATGGTACCGACGACTTTACAGCTATGTATGAAAATAGCACTACTGCAAATGGCGCTGTAAGTAATTCTAAAACATTAGTGGTAGCTAGCGCTACCGGCATAGAAGTTGGAGATAATATTACAGCAGCAGGCGGTTTTACCCAAACGGAATTTGTTAAAGTGGAAGCTATTAACGGCACAACAATTACAATGTCTTCCCCTCAAACAATAAATAATGGCACAACCATCAGGTTTATGCGCGCTATTGAAAACCACCCTAATTATAAAATATTAGAAGTTATACAAACAGGAACAGGAAGTAGCCAAAAAGGCGAATGGTTTTTAAAGTTTGACAAAAATTTTGACGTAGCATTACCTGATAATAACGAGCAATATGTTAATATAGAATCTAGAACATTCAATGCAAGCACCGCGGAAAGGCCTGTTAATCCCCCTATATTTGAAGTTGAGCCAAAAGAAGGTGTTTTAGAAATATATTATGAAACCCAAGAAACATATCCTATAGCTGATTTAACTTCACTAAAAAGAATACCATGGGCTAACTGCATATCATTTGGAAATGGTGTGGAATCAGACCGTATTAGGGATGATTATAATGCGCCAAGAATAACTAATGGCGTGCGCGTTTCGGCTGTAATTGAAGAAAGTTACCAAGAAGATCATCTAAAAAGCAGACTAATATTTTCTGGTATATATAATAGTAAAACAAATTTAAATAGATTAAATGAATTTATTATTGCGGAGCCAATTACAAAAGATCTAAACCCGGAGTACGGTAGTATACAGAAGTTGCATGCAAGAGATACAGATTTAATTGCACTATGTGAGGACCGTATTGTTAAAATATTAGCTAACAAAGACGCTTTATTTAATGCAGACGGTAATCCACAGCTTACAGCTACTAATAGAGTATTAGGGCAGGCAATCATACCAGCAACGTTTGGTGCGTATGGAATAAGTAAAAATCCCGAAAGCTTTGTTGACTTCACGTATAGAGCATACTTTACTGATAAAAGCAGAGGCAAAGTGCTAAGGCTTTCAATGGACGGCTTAACCGAAATATCGGAGTACGGCATGAAAGATTATTTTAAAGACACCTTAGCTTTAGAAACAGGGCTTATATTAGGGACATACGATGAAAACACCGGCCAATACAATATAACATTTGAAAATGAGGGAGAAACAGTTTCTTTTTCAGAAGGTGTAAAAGGCTGGCCAAGCTTTAAATCATTCTTACCAGAATCAGGGATTAGCCTAAATAATGTGTATTATACATTTAAAAACGGTAAATTATACAGCCATACAAATTCCAGTAGAAATAGTTTTTACGGCGCAGGTACAGCTTCTTCTTTAATTAGATTTGTTTTAAACGCCAGCCCAGCGAATATTAAAAACTTTAGAACATTAAATTATCATGGCAGTGAAGGTTGGATTGTTAATTCAATTTTAACAGATCAACAAGACGGTTTTATTTTAAGCTTTGTAGAAAAAGAAAACGTATATTATAACTATATATCAGCATTAACAGAAAACGCTAATTCTATAGATACAAAAGCTTTAAACGTACAGGGATTAGGCGATTTAGGATCAACCTCCCTGAGTGGTTCGGTAAGAACATTTGGGTTTAACTTTGAATTGCCGAATGGCATTGCGGTTCCTGATGATTTATATTACTTGAATGGTTCTAATAAAGTTAAATTAGGAACAATAACAGAAGTAAATAGAGTGGCTAAGACGGTCAAGGTTGACCCTTCCGCAGCAATACCCGCAGCGGGTAACTATATGTTCTATGCTAAAGATGCTAAATTTAATACATCTGGTATACTGGGGTACTATGCAGAGGTAACTATGTCCGTTGCTAATGCTGGGGCAAAAGAACTATATACCGTAGGAAGCGAAATATCGTTAAGTAGTTAATTAACACGTAATTAAAATAACATAATAATAAATTAAAATATGGCACTACAACTTGGAGCAGCGGCCGTTGGGGGCGCGCTAAAAGGTATCGCAGGAATTGCAGGGGGGCTTATAGGCGGACGTAGGAGACGTCGTGAGCAAGCTGCAGCACAAAGAGAACTTGATGCAGCAAAAAGTTCTTTTGCGGCTATAGATACGTCAAACCCATATAAAAACGTAACAAACACATTTGAAGATCTTACTGTAAATACACAAGCTGCAGACTTCGCAGCCCAACAACAGAATCAAGGCTTAGCCAATATTATGGGAGGACTCGCGAGTTCTGCAGGCGGTGGCGGTGTCGCGGCATTAGCGCAGAGTTTAGCTAATCAGCAATCAGCATCAGCGCAGCAAGCAGCAGCTTCAATTGGCGCGCAAGAATCACAAAATCAAAAATTAGCGGCTCAGGGCGAACAGCAAGCGCAAATGCAAAGAGCTCAAGGTGAAGCGTTATCACGCCAAATGCAATTTAAGAAAAGTGAAAAACAAATGGATATGGCACAGACGCGGCTGGAAAGCGCAAAAGCGGCAAGAGCCGCTGCAACTTCTTCTATAATGGGAGGTATTGGTAGTATTGCCGGAGCAGGCATAGCTGCTGGAAAAGAAGGTGGCTTAGGTCTAGGCATTCAAGATCTTTTAGGAGGAGAAGGATAAAAAATAATATTTTAATATGGCAACACAAAGAGATTTAAACGCAGCATTTGCTAGAGGATTTAGAAACCAAGCCGCTCCAATGGCTGCATTTACAGCAGGTTTTGATAAGGTCGTAGATCCTGTTCTTAAAAGAGAAGAAAGAGAAAGAGAAATAGCACGAAGACAAAAACTACAAGAAGAAGCTGAAGCTAAGCAAGAAAAAAAGCGTTTAGATGTTTTAGCGGCTAATTCTATTGGTAGGGTTGGTGCTAATTATAATCCAGAAAAAGTGCCTAATGCAATGCGCCCAAGCCTTGAAAACTTATTGTTTACTACAAAACAAAACGCAGGCAATATCGCTTTACAGGCGGATGCGGCACGCCAACAATTTGGCATAAACTCTTCGGAGTACATAGATTTACAAACACAGCTTAGCTCTCAACAAAATGTTTTCCAAGCAGCAAACCAAATTGCTATAGATCAGCAAGAGCTTACAAACGAATATGTAAAAACAAGACAAAATGTTTCAAACGGCGTGGCTATTTCAAAACCAGGCTTGCTTAATAAAATGCAGTATGTGCTAGATCCTAACTTAAGGAACTATGATATGGATTGGACAAACGCTTCAGATCCCACATACATCACTCCAGAGGGGCCAATAAAACATTCTGAGCTTGATGACTATTACTCAAAAGATAGTATTTTTGGGGGTGAGTTTTTAAAAGACGCAACAAGCATATATAATAGAGCGGCCGCAGGAAAACCTATGTCTGCTCCTGAGCGTGATGCATATAGAGCTAGTATTATAAGCTCTTTAGAGGCCGGAGGCGAAGCAAGAATGCAGTCGGTATTGCATGATAATCTTTTTGAAAGCTTTTCGCTTTCAGAAGGAATTGAAGCCGCAGATTACGATCAGGGTATTTATGACCCACAACTGCGGGAAGATATAGCTGATTCAATGCTTAGCCATTATGACAAAATGTCTAGTACTGGTACGGGTAAATATAATGAAAAAAGTAACCCAAATACATTTAAGCCAGAGGTAATAGCTGAAGCTAAAAATATATTAGGATTGTTTAGGAATCCAACCGAAGGCTCTTTAGTTAAAGGTATGGTGGGTAATTCTAATATTGTATATATTAACGAGAATTGGTACCCCGCTACGGAAAGTGGCTACCGGGTAACAGGTGCAGCCCCTATTTCCGGCCCTGACCCTGCGGCTGCGCTGAATAGGTTGCAGATACCTATAACATTGTATAATCAAATAAAAGATCAATAATATGAGCAACCAATTTTTAGTTGGTGATCAAATGTTTACAGAAGAGCAAATGATTGCCGATGCACAACTAATGGGTATATCTTTAGAAGAATATAAAAAATATTATAATGTTCAATCAGATAAAAACGGAATTGAGCAAACAGATCCATTTTTGAAAAATGCAAAGACACCCGGCCCTGCGGAGGAAGCTGCACTTGTGGGGCCAATAAACCAGACGCAGCAAAGTGGGGAATCAGCATTGGAAGATTCTTCATTGGAATCAGCGCAAACAGCTGATGATTTAATACCTGAAGTTTTTGTTGGGGAAGATTACAGTATTGATAATGCCCCTAAATTTATTCCAGATGGGTTGGGTGGCGTGGAGCAAGTTGACGCGGAAAAATATAAGCAATATTATGATACTCTTTCTGAAGATAGAAAGCAATTTAAGTATGATCAAAATATTGCATACCCAGAACTTGTTTCAAATTATACAGATTTTTTAAATCAAAATTTTATTGATAACCCTAATGCTTTAAAAGAAATTACAGGGACTACCAGCCCTTTTTATGTGTTACAAGACAATAAAAAAGCTGTGCCAAATAATTTAAAAAAAGAAGTTAATAGGGCAACAGAAAAATATAATGATCTTCGCAGGTCTCAAAATTTACCTGTTATAGAAGATAATGCGTTTTATCAACAAACTTTTGAAGATTTATTTTATGCAAAATCTAAAATTGAAGGTGATAAATTCAAAATAAATCGAGATAATGAATATGTTGCAAATACCCCAGAAAAAGAACAAAAAACTGTAATTGATTCTTTAGATAATAATATTAAACAATCTTTAGACCCCAGGATAATAGCTTGGCGGGATGCGCAGGTAAAAGCTTCAAAAGATCCTAATTATAAAAATACGCCTGAGTATAGGACTGCTCAAAGTAAAGGGCTGTTTTTAAGGAAGGAAGGTTTGTTTTTTGATGCGGAAGGAATGAATATATCTACAAAAGGCCAAGCAAAAACCGCTGTAGATATTACTACTATTTATGAAGCAAACTTAGATATGCTAGCCGGTCTTGCAACCGATGAAGAAAAATTAAAAAATAGTTATGATGATTTTCTTCTTTCTAAAGCGGCATATATAGAAAAAGGCAATG